ATCATTCGTTGAAATGCTTTATGAGTATAAAAACAACTATAAAGTACATCCATCGCTAAATACAATGGCATCTGTGTTGTTAACAAACCAAAATAAGCATGATGAAGTTATCTTCAAGCAAATGAAGGATTTTTTGATTCGAGTCCATTCTAATCAAGATTCTGAAGGTGCTGATTTTATCAAGGATGCTTCTTTAGATTTCTGCAGAAAGCAGAAGTTAAAAGCGGCTATTATTAAATCAGTTGATTTACTTCGTAGTTCTTCTTTTGATGAGATTGCAGACGTTATCAATTCGGCCCTAAAGCTAGGCGCTATGAATGAGTCTGGTTATGATTATTTGAAGGACTTTGAGCAAAGATTCTTACTAAAAGCAAGAGATCCAGTTGCAACAGGTTGGGGTGAGATTGATAGCATTACTCAAGGTGGTATCGGTAAAGGTGAACTAGGTGTAGCTATTGCTGCAACTGGTGCTGGTAAGAGCCATATTCTTGTACACTTGGGTGCAGAAGCTGTTAAAAATGGCCTTACTGTCGTCCACTACACTTTGGAACTTGGAGATACGATTATTGCTCGTCGTTATGACAGCTGTATTACTGGCTTGCCTCTATCTCATCTAAATGATCATAAAGAAAAGATTTTATCAACAGTTCAAGACCTAGATGGAACCCTTATTGTTAAGGAATATCCAACTAAATCCGCCTCTGTTAATACTATCAGAAGCCATTTGGAGAAGTTGAGAAGCTTTGGTACAAAGATTGATATGATCATTGTTGACTATGCAGATCTTCTAAAACCAAAAAAATCTTATGCTGAGAAGCGTCATGATTTGGAATCTATTTATGAAGATCTCCGTGGTATGGCAAAAGAATTTGAGTGCCCTGTTTGGACTTGTAGCCAAACTAATCGCTCAGGTTATAATGCAGAGCTGGTTTCAGCTGAGAGTATTTCTGAAGCTTTTTCAAAGTGTTTTGTCGCGGACTTCATATTTACTTTATCTCGTACCGCAGAGGATAAAAATGATAACGCTGGACGTTTCTTCGTAGCTAAAAATCGATTTGGACCTGATGGTTTGGTTTTCCCAATCGAAATGGATACTAGCAAAGTCTATATTAAGGTACTTAAAAAAACAACAATAGAAGAGGTAAAATCTAAGAAAGATCCAGCAAAAGATCAGAAGCAATATCTTCGTGATCGGTATGACAAACTAATGAAAAAAAAGAATGAAGGAGAAGAATAATGGATTTATCACAAAAAATATTGAGCGACATTACACATCATATGAAGTATGCTCGCTTTCTTAAGGACGAATATCGCAGAGAGGTTTATGATGACACTGTGCGTAGAAACATGAATATGCATATTGCCAAGTTTCCTGAGCTTGAGCATGAAATTCGAGATGCTTACAACTATGTTTATGATAGAAAGGTTTTACCATCAATGCGTTCAATGCAATTTGGTGGTCGCCCAATTGAGGTAAATCCAGTTCGTATTTTTAACTGCTCTTTCTTGGCTGTTGATGATATTCGTGCATTTAGTGAGATTATGTTCCTTCTTTTGGGAGGAACAGGTGTTGGATATTCAGTACAAAAACATCATATTGAAAAATTACCTGAACTTCGTAAACCAAATCCAAAGCGTACTCGTCGCTTTTTAGTTGGTGATAGTATTGAAGGTTGGGCTGATTCTGTAAAGGCTTTGATGCGCTCTTATTTTGAGGGTGGGTCAAAGGTTGTGTTCGATTTTAGAGACATTCGTCCAAAAGGTGCGCGTCTTATAACTGCTGGTGGTAAAGCCCCCGGTCCTCAACCACTTAAAGAGTGTTTAATCAAGATAGAAGGCATTTTGGAGGCTAAAGAAGATGGTGATAAACTTGAACCTATTGAAGTACATGACATTATCTGCTATATTGCAGACGCAGTATTGGCGGGAGGAATCCGTCGTTCTGCTCTTATCTGTTTATTTAGCGCAGATGACGATGAAATGATTGCCTGCAAATCAGGTGCTTGGTGGGAGACAAATCCTCAACGTGGTCGTGCTAATAACTCAGCAGTTATTCTACGTCACCGTATTACAAAAGATTATTTCATGGATCTATGGGCACGTATTAAGGCTTCTGGTGCAGGCGAACCCGGTATTTTCTTTACTAATGATAAAGAATGGGGTACAAATCCATGTGCTGAGATTGCTCTACGCAGCAATCAGTTCTGCAATCTTTGTGAAGTTAATGTAAGTGATCTAGAGTCTCAGGAGGATTATGAAGCAAGAGTTAAAGCTGCCGCCTTTGTTGGCACACTTCAGGCAGCGTATACTGATTTTCACTATTTACGCGATATATGGCGTAGAACAACTGAAAAAGAGGCTCTTCTTGGTATCGGAATGACAGGCATTGCTTCTAATACTGTACAGAAACTTGATATGAAAAAAGCAGCAAAAGTTGCTGTTGAAGAAAATAAAAGAGTCGCGGCTTTATTAGGTATTAATCCAGCCGCTCGCGTAACAACGGTAAAGCCCAGCGGAACTACTTCTTTAATCTTGGGTACTAGTAGCGGGGTACATGCATGGCATAGCGAGTACTACATTCGTCGTATTCGCGTTGGAAAGAACGAAGCCATATACTCTTATTTGAAACAGAATCACCCTCAGTTGGTCGAAGATGAGTTCTTTAGACCTCACGACACCGCAGTTATTTCCGTGCCTCAGAAAGCCCCAGAAGGCGCTACAATACGAACTGAAACTGCGATTGATATGTTGGAGCGTGTAAAAGACGTACATTCTCGTTGGGTAAAACCCGGTCATTTAAGAGGACAAAATACGCACAATGTTTCAGCAACTGTATCTGTTAAAGAAGGAGAGTGGCAAGAGGTTGGCGAATGGATGTGGGAAAACCGCGATTCATATACTGGCTTAAGCGTTCTTCCTTATGACGGTGGTAGCTATAAACAAGCTCCATTTGAAGATTGCGATAAAGAAACCTTTGATCATTTATTTGAGTGCCTAAAAAGTGTAGATCTTTCACAAGTATTTGAATCTGATGATCAAACTGATTTACAATCCGAATTAGCTTGTGTAGCTGGAAATTGCACTGTCACCTAAAAATATATATATTATTACTCCTATTTCGCAATATCACAACTATTTATTAGGTGGTACCTGTAAGTTGAATGGGAGAAAATAAAATGCCAGAAGAGACAAAAAAGCCTTTTAAATCAACAGTAGACACAGCTGTTGGCTTTACGGAACTAAGAGGCCATCTTCAACGTATAGAAGACATGATAAAAAGTGTCAAGGACAAACAAGAAGAAATGGGCGAAGACATTTCAAAAATCAAAGAGGCTATTTATAATCCCGATCAGGGCATTTATTCTCGTTTGAAAGAAGTCGAGTTAAAGGTGAAAGACCACGATAAAATAGTCGCTTTAGAACAAGAAGTGAAAGATCTAAAAGCTTGGAAAGCAACAATAATGAAAGTTACTTGGGCTGCAATAACAGGAGTTTTAGGTTCAATCGGTTTAGCTATATGGAACATTATTAAACATAATTAAAAGGAGATTTATCATGGCAAAGAGCAATGGAAATGGAAAAGCACAAAAAGGACATGGACCCGGTAAGCAAATCAAACCCGGCGCCAACACAAAAGGTTTTGGTCCAGCAAAGAAAAACGGTAAGTGAAAACAGGTAGATAAAACTAGTTGACAGACGACAAAAGATCGAGTATCATGTCTCCAATGAGTGATGAAAAAAAATTTCATATTGTCCTCTTTAACAAAAGAACAAAAGAAATCAAAGTCATTACAGCAACTAAGTTTACGTTCAGTGAAACAGCTTCTCAAGCTTACGAACAGTGTAGAAAACTAATAGAAAAGACTGGAGAGGGCTGGGAAATCGTCAATATCTATGATATCAACTTTAGTTTTAATATAAAAGATACACTATATTAACTTAATAAGAGCACCAAGGGGGTGATTTTACACTGATTGCTCGGAGTTGACCCGCAGGGAGGCATGGGGTAAAAGATGTCTCATTTCTTTTTATTTTTAGGTGTGTTATGGATACGCTAGTATTGTCTTCCGCTTATCAGCCAATGGCTCATATTTCGTGGAAAAGAGCCATTTCTATGTGGTTCTCTGGTAAGGTAGAGATTATTTCTTTTTATGAAGATCGATTTGTACGAACAGTGAATGAAATTTTTAATGTACCATCAATCGTGAGATTTGTTGGTAATGTCGTTAAGAAATTTAAATTCAATCGTGCTGTTAGATTTAGCAGAGATAACATTTATATTAGAGATAATGGCAAATGTCAATATTGTGATAAATTTCTATCTAATCAGGATTTTACATTAGACCATGTAACTCCAGCTTCACAAGGAGGCAAAAAGAACTGGTTGAATATTGTAGCTTGTTGTCACTCCTGCAATCAAAAGAAGGGCAACCGTACACCAAAGCAGGCTGGAATGATTCTAACGAAACAGCCTGAAATCCCTAAGAAGATTATTATTGAGAAGAAGAGTGAGTTCTCTTCACAGGTTCCAGAAGAATGGAAAGATTATTTATGGGATTGACAAGCTAGTTATTCTGGTATACAATGTAGGTCACTTTGGAGGACAGATATGAAGATCGTGATTACTGGTGGTCGTCTTTTTGATGATAAAGAAATGATGTTTCATGTACTAGATAAGATTCATAAGAAGACTCCTATTGAGAAGATTGCTCATGGTGATTGTACTGGTGCTGATATGTTGGCTAGGGAATGGGGCTTAGATCGAGGTCTAACTGTTGTCGCTTATCCTGCTGTTTGGACTAGTGGCGGCGATGCTGGAGAGAAAAGAAATGAATACATGTTCACTGATTTCCAACCAGATTATATTTTAGCTTTCCCCGGTGGAACAGGAACAAAAAATTCTATTAAGTTTGCTAAACGAAAAGGTTATAATATTGTCTACGCTCAGAAACTAAATCAAAAGCGTAGTAAGTCAAAGTTTAATAATGTGGTAGCTTTAGGATCGTAGCTCAGGTGGTTAGAGCACTGTGCTGATAACGCAGGGGTCGGTGGTTCAACTCCACTCGGTCCTACCAAATAAGAGAGAATATGAAGCAAGAATTTGTTATTTATACTGGTCCAATGTTTGGTGGTAAAACATCGAGAATGCTTTCACAACTTGAAAGAGCCAAATATCAAAAGAAAGTTATCAAACTATTCAAACCAAAGATTGATACAAGATATTCAACAGAGTCAGTAACTTCACACAACGGAAATAAATGGGTTTCCGTTAACATTGACAACGGAAAAGAAATTCTAGAACACCTTGGCAAAGCTCAAGTTGTTGCTGTAGATGAAGCTTTTATGATTCCAGACGTTGCGAATGTACTGATTAATCTATTCAAAGAAGGTAAGAGTGTTTATGTTTCTTCACTACAGTTATCCTCAAAAGGTCTCGCATTTGACGAAATGAGTAAAATGCTACCTTGGGCCACAAAGATTGAAATCTGTCCTGCAGTTTGTTTTTGTGGTGAAGATGCCTTCTATACAATCCCTCTAACAGAAAACAAAGAGCCTGTCGGAGTAGGAGGAAAAGAAAATTACGAACCTCGATGTAAAGAACATACACACTTTATGGCTAGTTAAAAAAGCTTGACAACGATTTAAAACTAGGTTATACTGTGTATCAAGAACAAGAAGCGAGCGTGGCGAAATCGGTAGACGCAGCTATTTATATAGTTAAAAGGATCTACCATGATAAATAAACAAGAATTAGAACAATTAGTATATGAAAGTATATCATATTCTCAAGTTTTACAAAAATTAGGATTAAAACCAATTGGTGGAAACTATAGAATACTTCAAAGGAAACTCAGAGAGTTTCAAATCAATACAGACCATTTTAGTGGACAAGGACACTTAAAAGGTAAGACGCATAACTGGTCTAACAAGATTTCTTTGGAAGAGATCCTCAAACAAGGGACAACCTATCAAAGCTATAAGTTAAAAAACAGACTGATTAAAGAAAAACTGATTGAAAATAAGTGTAGTGAATGCGGATTACTAAATGAATGGAATGGTAAAGAGATTAATCATCACCTTGACCATATAAATGGAGATAATACTGACAATAGGATAGAAAACTTACGGTTATTATGTCCAAACTGTCATTCACAAACAACCACATATTGTGGAAAAAACAAAACTGGGAAGATGGCGTAATGGTAGCCGCAGAACACTTAAAATGTTCCATCTTTCGGATATGCGGGTTCGAGTCCCGCTCTTCCCACCAACAAGGAGGATAATAAATGAACGCCAAACAAGCTTATATTACAGCAGATGTTAGTGAACTTTGGGCTGGATATTACGCCCACCTTATTGATGATAACGGTGAGAAGTCCGTTCCCTGCCGAACAAAAGAAGACGCTCAAGAGATTGTCGATAAGTTTTTTGCAGGGGAGATCTTGACAGACGATACAGATCGTGTATAATATATCTGTACGACGATGACTCCGTAGCTCAGTTGGATATTTTTTTTACTTTATCCATACTATTTATAGTAAGGAGAGTAAAGATGCCGATACACGAAGAAAAACATTGTAAAAGGTGTAATGAAATAAAAAGTAATAAAGACTTTTATAGAAGAAGAAATGGTTCTGATATAAGTTCATATTGCAAAATATGCACAAATAATCAAACTCTAGAAAGACAAAGAGCGTTTAAAAAAAAGTGTATTGAATATAAAGGAGGAAAGTGCGAAAACTGTGGTTATAATAAGTACGACGGTGCTCTCGACTTTCATCACAAAGATCCTGAACAAAAAGATTTTTCTTTAGCTCATGTAAGACTGACTTCGTTTACTGAAAAAATAAAAATTGAGCTTAACAAATGCTCGTTATTGTGTTCTAATTGTCATAGAGAAGAACACGGAAAACTAAATAAAACTCTGCCCTCGTAGTCTAATGGATATGGCAACGGTCTTCTAAACCGTATGATACAGGTTCGAATCCTGTCGGGGGCGCTTAAACATACCGCGTTGTTCCTCCCGGGGGTCTTATAAGCCTTTGGTTAAACTAGGGGGGCGGTGCCGAATGTGGTTCAACTCCACCAGCGCGGACCAGCCAGCGTGCCTCAATTGGTACAGGACTTCACTTGTAATGAAGCATTTTTGGGAGTTCGAGTCTCTCCGCTGGCACCGCACATATACCATGCGTATAAGGTGTAACGTTACCGTCGAAAGGCGGTAACAGCCCCACTCCAATAGTGTAACTGGTTAACATACCACCCTTTCAAGGTGCGAGAGTATGGGTTCAAGCCCCATTTGGAGTACTAAAGATTTCTTAGCTCAACTGGCAGAGCATCGGGCTTTTAACCCGCAGGTTCTGGGTTCGATTCCCAGAGAAATCACCAACTTGATGCGGAATTGGCATATTGGTTGTGTCCCAGCCTTCCAAGCTGGTTAAATGGGTTCGATTCCCATATTCCGCTCCCAAATCAAAGGAGTATAAAATGCTAGATTTTAAAGTAAAAAAGACTCATAAGTACACGCTAGAGAAAGATAGCTCTAAGCTTACGATCATCGAGAAAGATGATGATAAAGCATATCTAGAACTTTATTGGGGCAAAGGTTATGGCAACTCTATGTTCTTTACCGTAGCTTCTCTAGAGGAAGCAAAAGCTCTTGCAGTAAAGTGCTTAGAGTTTCTAAATCAGAATAGCCCAGTTTTCGTTCAATGTTCTGATGAGGATGAAACACACCTATAGTGTTTATTTCCCGATAGCTCAGTTGGTAGAGCGAGTGACTGTTAATCACTTTGTCGTGTGTTCGATTCACACTCGGGGAGCAAAATAAACCACTTATATAAACGGCGTTTAGCGCAGTCTGGTAGCGCATTTGTTTTGGGTACAAAAAGTCACAGGTTCAAATCCTGTAACGCCGACCCTCTTGACAACAAATTAATTCTATGTTATATTGATAGAGTCAAAAATGAATGGAGCGTTGGTCTAGTGGTAACGACGCTTGCCTGTCACGCAAGAGAACATGGGTTCAATTCCCATACGCTCCGCCAAGGAGAAAAATGTCAAATAAAAAACTTACCGATAAACTTTTAGCTTTTAATACAGACAAACAACAAAGTGCCATAGTACGATTAACTGAAATCACATCAGTCCTCCATTATACTGGAGATTATACACAAGATGCCTATGATAAAACTGGATTCTTATACGGTGTAGTTAACTTCATTACTCAAAAAAATATTCGTAAATCAAACTCTATTTTAGATGAAATGAGGTACAATGGCTCGCTTGATGATTATGAGCGAGGATCACTGAAGTTTATTGAATATGTTTATGATAAACTAAAAGAAGCCCGTGAAGATTATTTCTCTGAAACTTTAGAAGCTTGGGATCACAAAAGAGGCAATCTCACATTAAACTGCGATATTGAAGTCCCAATCAATCTTCTAATGGATGCAGAAGAAAATGGTTTTATCTTCGGAGATAACTGCACTATTTTTGTTCCAACAGAAGCTGGAACTTTGGAGGTTAGTAAGTGATTAATTTTTCTGATGATGTGTATAAGCAAGCTGATAAAATCTTTTATTTCAGTCTTGTCCTGACAACCCTAGCAGTAACGGCTTTTGCTTTTTTCATTCACTCACTATAACATGAAACAATATAATAAAAAATATCTTTACGGAGACAAAACGTGCTTTGTCGAACTAGTCGATTTTGTCGGCTCAGATCTAACTGTGGTTAATTCTGCGCGTGTTAGTTTTGGAAAACATAAAAATGAATTAGAAGACGGTGACAAAAAACTAATCAAGTATTTGATTGAACACAGGCATACTTCTACATTGGAACATTGTTTTGTAACCTTTCGTATTAAAGTTCCTTTATTCGTTAGATCACAGCATCATCGTCATAGAACATGGTCATATAACGAGATTAGTCGCCGTTATACAGACTTTAATATTGAGTTTTACGAGCCAAAAGAATTTAGAACGCAGCATAAATCAAATCGTCAGGCTTCAAATGTAGAAGATTTAATTAATCCGACCATCCAAGACTTGGGAAACAAAAGTTGTTGCGAACTATTTAAAGAACACCATGCTTATTCTTTGGAGCTTTACAACAAAATGATTGAAGCTGGCGTTTGCAAAGAACAGGCTCGCGGTATCTTACCGCAGAACATGTTAACTGAATATTATGCTTCCGCGAATTTGAGCAACATTCTTAAATTTATTGATCTTCGAATTCATGAAGGGGCACAATGGGAAATACAAGAAATGGCAAAATCAATGTTAGAAATAGTTTCTAAGCTATATCCACAAACTGTGGGAGCTTATATAGAGGCGAAAGCCTAGTGGGTATTGTAACAGCAAAGCTATTATGCACGACTGTTATCGCAAGCTCATCAATCTTTTCACAAAATGCGATCGATGAAATTTGTAGAGACGCAGAGCATATAGTGGCAGCTGCTCAAAAATATAAAATAGACCCATATGTGCTAACAGCTTTAATCAAGGTAGAATCAAATTGGAATCCAAGGGTAGTTTCAATATCAAATGCCTGTGGTTTAACACAAGTGCTAGATAGATATAGCAAATACACTTGCGAAGAATTAAAAGTCCCCAAAACCTCTATTTATGAGGGAGCAAGGCTATTGGGTTATTGGGTAAACGTCCATAAAAAAAGAAATGTCGAGCTTGGACTATGCGGTTATTCTCAAGGTTATGCTTGTTATAAAGAAGAGAATAGGGCGAGGGGCTTGACATACGCTAAAAAAGTTGTTAATATAGCAACTAAACTACAAGACAAAGGAGATAATTTATGTTCAAGACAATCATGTTACTAGCAGTTTCATCAATGATCATGTTTGGTTGCTCAAAGTCAACCTCTACAGAGGATGCTGTTGTAGATACCCTATCAGATGGTGGTGTTGACGCCTCGGTTTCAGTTGCCGCAGATGTAACTGCAGTAGACGCCGTAGAAGCAGCCGATGTTAGTGCAACACAAGCTGCAGCCGATGTTTCACCACAAGATTAATTGAGGGCATATGAATTATGCAAAACCACCTGACCCCTTTGAACCTTTTAGGGAAGGTGATAATCAAAATATTGGTAGTATGACAACCGACAAACTACAACTAAAAGCACTTTCGGAAAGAGTCAATCACCCAACTCATTATAATCAAGGAAAATTTGAAGTAATTGACGTAATCAGGGATTGGGGGCTTGACTTTTCCGAAGGTAATGTTGTAAAATATGTTGTAAGATCTAGGCACAAAGATGATCGCCTAGAAGATCTCAAAAAAGCCAGATGGTATCTGGATTATATAATCAAGTCCCTAGAGGACAATCAGGAGTAAAAATGTCAGTTAAGGTTTCATTAGAGCAAGTAGTACAACAACTAACCGATGCACTTGTAGATGCTGGTAAAGTAGATGCAGGTAATAAGGCAGCAGGAACACGAGTTCGCAAGGCTGCACAAGACGCCGTTGTTGCTCTTAAAGAGGTCCGTAAGCAAGTCCTCGATACTCGACAAGCAGATTAAAAAAAATAAAAAAATCTAGATGGCACTGTTCCTTGAAAAAGGACAGTGCCTATTTCATTAAAGGAGAATCTTATGAGTAAGATTAAAGAAGTTATTGAGAGCTTAAAAAGGCAAGAGAGTTTGACGACTCAAGAGGTCTTGACAAAGTACCCAGACCTTGCTAGACTGTTAGAACAAGAGGAGCAGGAGGCCAAATTAAATGAATCACAAAGGGAACGAGTTCTTC